AGGGCGGCATGAAATTGGTTAATGGGAAATACTGCTCCTAATGGCCTATATGATGCGCGTATTACGGCGGCCGCGAAGTGAAGTTGCGGCCGCTAAACCTATCGAAGCTTTTAAAAAATGCACCGGTTGCGTCACGCCTAAATTTTGTGACAGCAACGGGCAGTGCGATGTGAAAGCTTTGCAAAAAACGAAAAGGTCGAAAAATGGCAAAGCTAAATAAGGACGAAATCGGCCAAATCGTTGCACGCGAAATCAATGACGCGCTTAATCATTATGATAGTGAGTTTGCGGCTGATCGGTTAAAGGCGCTTGACTATTACTTAGGCGAACCGTTTGGCAACGAAATAGAAGGTAAAAGCCAAGTTGTTTCAACCGAAGTGGCTGATACCGTTGAACAGATTATGCCATCGCTGATGCGGGTGTTTACCGGCTCTGATAAATATGTGCGCTTTATGCCGCGCATGGAAGAAGATGCCGAACTAGCCGAACAAATTAGCGATTATGTAAATTACATTATAGCGCACGACAACAACGGATACCGCATTATCGACACATGGTTGCGGGATGCGCTTCTATTTAAGCTCGGTGTGGTCAAGTTTTATTATGATGACACAAGCACGGTTGAAGAAGCCGAATACAAAAGCATAACCGAGCAAGAACTTGCGGTGCTTTTGGATAATCCAGATGTTGAGATTATAAGCACCGAAGAAAGTGTTGTTACGGTTGACTTACCGGATGAACCAACCGAACAGTTTGTGCAAGGTTACAATTTAAAGGTTCGCGTTTCCAAAAAGTCCGGCAAGGTAAAAATTGAAAACGTGCCGCCGGAAGAATTTATTTTTAACCGCCGCGCTAAATCTTTGGAAGATGCTCGCTTCATCTGCCACCGCACAACGATGACCATTAGCGATTTGGTAAGCATGGGTTATGACGAAGATGAGGTGCGCGAGTTTGCTGGCACAACGCAAGTTGAACTAGAAGAAGAACGCGATGTGCGTTTTGGCGATATTGGCAGTGGCTACGAAATGGACGCCGCTGATGATAGCCAAATGCAGGTTGCAGTTTTTGACACGGTTATTTTGCTTGATGATGATGGCGATGGCATTTCAGAACGCCGCCGCATTTTATCCATAGGCGATAGCGGCGAACACGTTTTAGAAAACGAAATAACCGATTACATTCCGTTTGCAGTTATTAGCCCAATATTGATGCCGCACCGGCTCGTTGGCCGAAGCGTGTTTGACCTGACCAAAGACTTGCAGGTCATTAAGTCAACGCTGATGCGGCAATATTTGGACGCCACCTACCTAACCGTAAACCCGCGCACGGTAGCGGTTGAAGGGCAAGTTAATTTAGATGATTTGCTAGATGGAACGGCTGGCGGGATCGTGCGAGTGCGTAACGCCGGCGCGGTTTCAACGCTTGGCGGGCAAGGTGTTGGCGCCGAAGTGCAACCGTTAATCCGCTATCTCGACGAAGTTAAGGAACAGCGGACAGGTATGAGCAAAGCATCGCAAGGCTTAGATAGCGGTGTTTTACAAAGCACAACAGCAAGCGCCGTTGCGGCTACTGTTAAAGGCGCCGGGCAAAAGCTTGAAAGCTACTGCCGCACCATTGCGGAAACCGGATTTCGTGATCTGTTTTTGGGCATTTTGCACTTGGTAACAAGCCACCAACAAACCGAACGCATTGTGCGGTTGCGTAACAAGTTTGTGCCAATAGACCCGCGGCAATGGGACAGCGAGTTCGACATTGTTGTAAATGTTGGGTTGGGCACCGCTGATGAAGAACAGCGCATTGCATTTTTAACGCAAATTGCACAAAAGCAAGAAGCCATCCTTCAACAGCTAGGCGCGCAAAACCCGCTTGTAACGCCGCAACAATATGCGGCCACATTGCGTGAAATTGTTGAGATTGGTGGCTTTAAAGATGCCGGCAAGTTCTTTAACGACCCCAATATGGTTGGCCAAATGTTGCAACAACAACAAGCGGCCGCGGCACAAAATCAGCAACAAAAGCCCGATCCTGATATGATCAAAGTCCAAAAAGACTTTGAACTACGCAAAATGAAAATAGAAGCCGAATTGGCTTTTGAGCGTGAAAAGTTTGCCGCCGAAATGGAATTGCGGCGTGAAGAGCTTGCGCTGGAAAGCAATTTACGCACGGCCAAAGCATTAACAGACGCACAAATAAGCGCAAACCTTCCGCGAGTGTAACATGGCAAAAAAAATTACAGCGCGCAAAAATCGCGTAATCAGAGGCCAGCCGCATAAGCTGGCATATATTAATGACGCCGAAGAAGGCTTGCTAATGTCGCTTGGCGGCACCGGCGAAATGGTTGATGGCATCCCGGCTTTCGTACCCGGTTTTGGCAATGAAAAAAGCGATGGCGCTGAGCGCGATAGAGAAGCCGCCGCTGATCGTGACCGGCCGGGCCCGTCTAAAGATGGTGATGGGTCCAATTACGGCATATCAGGCGGGCAAGCGACAGCCATGTTTGGCGATGCCACTATGGCTGGCATGGTAACGGCTGAAGATGTTGATAAAATTTTAGACAATTCGAAGCAAGTCAATAAAACCGGCACATTGCCGGAGTTACAAAAACGGGCAAAAAGAGCGCAACAAATTCAAGATTTGTCTTTGGGCAATGCGCTGATGAAAGCCTTTGGTTTAGGTGGCAAGAAAACAGCATACGACAGTCTTGCCGATTTAATTGGCATGCAAGGTTCATACGTTAATGAAGATGGTAATTTGTTCGCACCAACCGGCGGCTCCACTATGTTTGGGCCAAGTGGTTTGACGCAAGGATATTTTGGCCAAATCAGTTACACCGGCATGCCAAATCCAGATTATGACGGTCTTTATGCTGACTTAGTAAACCCGCGCGACCCGAATATGGGTGGCGAGGGTGCCACTATGGATAAAGTCAAGCCCGTTAACCCATTAACCGGCACATGCGAACCCGGCTATACATTTGACAACGATCTGCAAGCTTGCCGTTTAGATACGGGTGGCGTTGACGATACCACTATTGATGGCAACTTTGGTGAGTCTGGCGAAACTTATTACCGGCCCAATGTGCTTGACACGGCTGGCCAGTTCCAAACCGTTTATGCGCCTGATTACGACTACGATGCGGCGTCCAAAGCATTTACCGCGCAAAAAGCTTACAACCCTGATTTTTACGAGCGCGACCCAATGCGGGTGGATGGGTTTAGGCCAATGAGCCAGTTTGGATTGCTTTCATGAGCGAAGGCAAATTACGCGAACAGATTGACCGGGCGGCGCAAGCTGAAAGGTTAATGCGCGATCCAATCTTAATGGAAGCGTTTGAAAAGTTGGACGCTGAATTTTTACGCGCATGGCGCGGCACAAATGTTGACGATACGGCGGCACGGGAACGCATATACATGCTTTGCCAAAGCTTGGAAGCAGTACGCACGCACCTTGCGGCAGTCGTCACCGATGGCAAAATTGCCAAATTAAATTTGGAAAAACTCAAATAAGGACATTTTAAAATGGCTGATAATTCTACGGAAACCAGCACTACAAATTTTTCAATTAACGATGGAATTGCTTCTTTACTGCAAGACCCCACAGAGGAAAATCAAGCAGTCGATGAAGCGCAACCGGAAGAAGCCGAAATGGTGGAAGCCGGTGATCCGGAAGTTGAGGCAGATGACACCGAAGGCGAAGAAGCCGAAGCCGATGAGGCCGAAGCCGAAGATGCTGACGATCAGGAAGCCGAAGACGAAACGGACGATGCCTCTGACGATGAGGCCGAAGATGACGCGGATCAAGAGCCCGAACTTTATACCGTCAAAGTTGATGGCGAAGAGATTGAGGTAGACTTAGACACGCTCAAAAGCGGCTTTATGATGCAGAGTGCTTTCACAAAACGGACGCAAGCATTAGCCGAAGAACGGAAAGTGCTTGAGGGTGAATTGCAAAACGCACGCGAAGCGCGTGACACCTATTTGCAAAACGCTCAGCAAATAGCCCAAATTCTACAAGCCCAAACCCAACAAGAACCGGATTGGGCCAGATTGCGGGAAGAACTTGATCCGAAGGAATATGCCGATGCGATTTATTTGCACCAACAGCGCAAAGAGCAGTTAGCAAATACAAACGCTGATATTGAACGCATAAATGCGGAACGCGCAAAAGAGGCGCAATACAATTTCAGCAAGCATATGGAAAGCGAAAAGCAACTAATGCTTGATGCAATTCCAGAATGGCAAGATGACAAAGTACGCAATGACGAGCGCGTGCAAGTTATCGAATATGCGAAAAAATTTGGCTACACCGAGCAAGAGATTGCGCTTGCGGCTGATCACCGGGCAATCCGTGCATTACGCGATAGTTGGCTTTTAAGTAAGTTGAATAACAAAGCCGTAATTGCAAAAAAGCAGGTAAAGGCCGCACCAAAAGTCGCAAAAGCCGGCGTTCCGAAGACCAAAGCCCAAACAGCAAGTCGCAAGCAACGCGATTTGCGGAACCGTTTTGATAAAGAAAGAAGCATGAGCGCGGCAATCGAACTCTTGCAAAATCAATCTTAATGTAAAGGAGGCCCAAAGTGGCTACACATACTACCGCAACGGCAGTCGGAGAACGGGAAACCCTTGCCGACATCATCTATAAGATCGACAGTGACGAAACGCCGATCTTTTCATCAACAGCCAAAGAAACTTCCAACGGTATTTTTACTGAGTGGCAAGTTCAAGAATTGGCCGCAACAAATTCTTCCAATTTTGTCGCTGAAGGCGCCGATATGTCGGATACTGGCGTAACAGCCACAACCCGGCTTGGAAACTACCATCAAATCAGCCAGAAAGGCTATATCATCAGTCGTACTTTGGAGCAGGTCGATAAAGCGGGCCGCGCCAAAGAAGTCGCATATCAGCGCGTTTTGAAGGGGCTTGAGCTTCGTAGAGACATCGAAAAAATGATTGGCGACACAGATGTGGCGCGTGCCTCTGGCGCAACCCGCAAATCTGCTAGCCTCACATGTTGGATAACGAACGGCAGTGTTGGAGCTACTGCTGGCGCCTTTTCGTCTGGAGATGGAAGCGATACCGTCACCGGCGGCGATGACAGGGCCTTAACACTTGCATTGCTTGACGATGCCGTCACCGATGCATGGACCGATGGCGGCGCGCCATCAATGTTGGTTTGCTCTGCAACCAACCGTGCCAACATCAGCGATTTGGCTCAAGCGGGCACAAACTTGGTCACAAACCAAGTCAACACAACCGCAAACACTGCCCCATCATTTGTGGGTGCGGTATCGGTTTACATGACAGACTTCGGCACGCTGGATATTACGCCATCGCGCTTCCTGTCAAATGACCGCGTTTTTGTGCTTGATCCAAACTTTGTGTCAATCTCAACACTTACCGGACGCAACTTCGCAGAAAACGAAATTGCTCCAACCGGTGATGCAGAGAAATCGCAAATTGTTTGCGAATGGGCACTAAAGGTGAAGGCTCCTAAGGCTCACTCAATGATTTTGGATCTTAACGGTTCATAAACCAAACCAACCAACAAGAGGGGGCTTCGGCCCCCTCTTTTTATGGGTGAAGCATGGCAAAAAGATTATTAAATTTTGATAAAAGCACCGGCAAAGAAACATGGTTGCACGATAATATTGATGGCGGTTTTACCGTTGAACAAAAGCAACATGTGAAGCAGGTTATAGAAACTGCCAAAGCAAAAGCCAACGAATATGAGCGCGGCTCTTTAATTGGCAACACTCAGCGCCATTGGCAACAAGTGGCCGAAATCCCATCAAGCATTTATTTAGAATTGCGCCAACGATTTGGTGATCCGCGCGATAATCCAAAAGATTGGAAAAAGTGGCTTAACGATTACAACAACCGATATTTCAGAACATCAGGCGGGCGCGTGTAATGGCTATAACAACATATACAGAACTGCAAACGGCCGTTGAAAATTTTCTGGCCCGTTCAGACTTATCGGCACAAATTCCCGATTTTATAAGGCTGGCCGAAGTGCGTATGTCGCGCGAGTTAGAAACGCGCTCACAAGAAAAGCGCGCAACAACCGCGTTGACCCCTAACAACGAATATATATCGCTCCCAACCGAATTGCGTGAAGTGCGTGAAGTAAAACTCAACACCGACCCGCTAACGGTTTTGGAATATTTAAGCCCAACCGGTTTAGATAACACATATTCATCACAAGGAACTGGTAAGCCGCAAGCTTATTGCATTATTGGCGATGAGCTTAAATTGCGCCCGGTGCCGGATGATAATTACACATGCGAAATCGTTTATATTGGCGACATCGATCAGCTGTCGGCAACGCGCACAACAAACAATATTTTAACCCGGCATCCAGACGCTTACTTATCTGGCGCGTTGGTTGAGGCTTACACCTACTTGATGGATGAACAACGGGCTCAAGTTTACGATCAAAAATTTTCGCGTGCCATAGACGAAATAAAACGCGATGAGCAGAGGGCCCATTATGGCACGGGTCAACTTCAAATAACGTCTATCTATCAAAGACAGAATAATATCTAATAAAAACAGGAGCTTAGTAGTAAAATGTCAGCTATGAGTGATTACTTGGAACTGAAATTCTTAGACCATTTCACCGGAACAGCCTCAACATCCGCACCAAGTGCAATTTATTTGGGGCTTTCTACCGGTAGCATGGGCGATGATGATAGCGGCACCGAACTTTCGGGCAATGGCTATGCGCGCCAAGCTATTACATTTGCTAGCGCCGCAAGCGGTAGCATTTCCAGCAATGCGGCAGTCGAGTTTCCAGCGGCAACCGGCTCTAGCTGGGGTAGCGTCTCGCATTGGGCAATTTATGACGCGGCATCTGCTGGCAACCAACTTTTTCATGGAAGCTTTGCGACAGCTAAAACGATTGCCGTTGGCGATATTCTTAAAGTCGCATCAGGTGACTTAACTATCACCGCCGCATAGGTTGTTTGATGCCCGTTACTCTTGACCAGTTAGATGCATGGGGCAATCTTGATAGCGCCGGGCTTGCTAGCGTTGCGTCCACAATGGATGGTGCCGATAGCCTTTCGTTTCAGGAAGTCACCGCCTCTGTATCTTGCGCGGCAACTGTAAATTCTCCTGACTTTACCAAAGCTAAATCTTTCGTTGCAGATACGGCCGCAACAACCGCAACCGCAACGGCTGACGTTGGCCATATAAAGACGGTAGTTTCGGCGGCCACTTCAGCGGGGGGATCAGTTTCGGCAAGCGCCATATTAATACGTTTGGTTAATGGCCAGCCAACCGCAAACGTGAGCGCAACGGCAACAATTACAGGCGTGCGTCAAGTTGAAACTGTTGATGGTGTAAATTATACCGTTACGGTTGTGCAGTCGGGCGGCCAAAATGTGTTTGCGCTTAATGGGGCGGCAAACCCGGCGCTAACAGTTAATGGCGGGTTTTTCTATGTTTTCGATGTTAGCGATGCAAGTAACTCAGGCCACCCGCTTATATTTAAAGAGACAAGCGGCCAGACTTATACGGCTGGGGTTGAGCGCACGGGAACGGCTGGCACGTCTGGCGCAACTGTAAAGTTGTTTCTTTCAGTGGGCGGCGCGGCGCCATCAAAATACTCATGTTCAGTGCATGGCGATGGGATGGGTAACACCATAACATCCGCCGCCGCCAGTGGCGCTTTGCCAACATATGCTTCGGCTGAAACAAACTTGCCAGACTTTAATTATGTTGTGAATGTTGACGCTTCAGCGGCAACCGCCGCCACAAATGCTAGTAACGGTGCCAACGGCATATTTGCTTTTGAAAGTGCTAGTACGGGCACATCTATAGACGTTTCGGCAACCGCCAAAATATTAGGCGAGGATTGGACTGTTGTTTCTGACACAACGGGGATTTGGGCTATACAATGATTGACTTTGGCGAATGGCTACCGGATCAGCCCGAACTAAATTCTAAAGGTTTAACAGTGGCAACCAATGTTATTCCGGCGGCGCGTGGTTATAGAAGCTTGCGCGGGCTGACTACCATAAGCAATGCCGCAACGAATAAAATACAGGGCATTTTCGCCGCCAAAGATAATTCGGGCACTGTTACACTTTTTGCGGGTGATAGCGGCAAGCTTTATAAATATGATGCCGGCACCAACAATTTGGTCGATAGTAGCGTGAGCGGTGCTTATAGCATTGGGACAAGTAAATGGCGCTTTGTGCAATTTGGCGATAAAGTGCTAGCGGTTGGCGGCACCGGCACCAATTTGCAAAAGTATCAAGTCGGCACTGATAGCGCGTTTTCAAATGGCACCGGCTCACCGCCCAAAGCAAAATTTATAGCAGTAGTGCGTGACCAGGTCTGGACAGCGTTTACAGATGATGGCAGTGGCAACGACATACCATTCCGCACCCGCTGGTCTGGCATTAACGATGAAACAAGTTGGACAAGCGGCACCGATCAGAGCGATTTTCAAGATATTCCTGACGCTGGAAATATTACCGGGCTGGTCGGCGGTCAATATGCGGTTATCTTATTAGAGCGTGCGATTGCGGTGGCGCAATATGTTGGCACCCCGCTTATTTACCAAATTGACCGCGTTGAAACGGCACGCGGTTGCAAATACGAAGGAAGCGTTGCCAATATTGGCCGCATGGTTTTTTACCTGAGTGATGACGGTTTTTACTCTTTTGATGGCCGGCAATCTACACCCATCGGCGCCGAAAAGGTCAACCGGTTTTGGCTAGACGATCACGACAGCGCGAACACCCACAAAATGAGCGCGGCGGTTGACCCAATAAACCAAATTGTTTGTTGGTCGTATGTCAGCAACGATAGCACCGATGGTGAGCCTGATCGGATGCTTGTTTATAATTATCAAGTCCAGCGTTGGTCACTGGTAAATATCCAAGCCGAAATTATTGCGCCGTTCTTTACGTCCAGCGTCACAATGGAAGGGCTTGATAGCATTTCATCAACGCTGGATGCGATGGATGGCACTTTGGATTCGTTATACAGAGGCGGCAGTTTTATTTTCGGCGGGGCCAAAGATAAAAAGCTTGCAACATTTAGCGGCGCGACTTTGGCGGCAACACTTGAAACACAAGAGTTATCACTAACACCGAAAAAGCATACCGTTGTCACGCGCACCGTGCCGGCGTTTGAAACAAATGCCGGCGGGGCTGTTACCATGTCTATTGGCACCCGCAACAAGCTTGATGATGCGGTTAGCTTTTCAACGGCGCAAGCACTAACAACCGATGGCTTTTGCCCACATAGGGATCAGGGACGCTTCCACCGCATGCGGATGGAACTGAGTGGCAACTGGCAAAAAGCTTTTGGCGTTGATGTGGAGGGAAGCCCTATTGGCAGACGCTAATTTTAGAATTTTGCCGCCAGATGGCTTTGACGAGCGCGATGTTAGCTTGGTTGTAAATGGCATTATGAATGGCAAAATAAACGCAACCGGCGAAGTCACATTAACTGCAAGCGCCGCATCAACAACCGTAACCGAAGCCCGTGCGGGCTCTGATAGCGTTATTTTGTTTACACCAACAACAGCAAACGCGGCGGCCGAACACGGTGCGGGCGGCATGTATGTTAGCGCCAACGGCAAACAGACTTTTACAATAACACACGCCAACAACGCGCAAACGGATAGGACGTTCCGTTATGCCGTTATTGGCTGAATGGTTGCGGTGCGCGCCATATATTGAAGCCGCGCTTGAATATTGCGATGGCGCATACGAGTTGGAAGATGTGCATGCGTTGGTTGTTAATGGCGATGCACAATTTTGGCCATTTGCAGATGCGGCCATTGTTACAGAAATAATTAGATACCCGCGCAAAACCGCTTTGCGGTTTTGGCTGGCTGGCGGCAATTTGCAGACGTTAGCAGATGCCGAACCGGCAATCGTTGAATGGGCAAAACAATATGATTGCACAACGGTTGAAATTATCGGGCGGCGCGGTTGGACGCGTGCATTAACCGGCTACGCGCCGGTATCAACTATAATGGTAAAGGAAGCAAGCTATGAGTAAAGGTGGCGGCGGCGGTGGACAGCAAAGTGTAAACACACAAGTTGAGCCACCCGCGTATGCAAAACCGTTTTTAGAATTTGGGCTTGGTGAAGCTAAAGATTTATATAAAAGCGGCAAACCGAATTATTATCCGGAAAGCACGGTTGTTGGGTTTTCGCCAGAAACCGAAATGGCGTTATCGGGCATTCGTGATGAAGCCCAAAACCCCAACAGCATGACCGCGCAAACGCAAAGTGCGATTGCCGCAAACTTGGCCGGCACTAACCCGCTTTTAAATGCCGCGTTTAAGCCCGCTATAGACTCTGTGACCAGCCAGTTCGCCAAAGCGGGCCGGTATGGTAGCGGCGCCAACCAAGCGGCGATGACGAGCGCCCTAGCGCCTCTTGCATATAAGGCGCAACAAGACGCAATCGCACAAGCACCAACTGCCGCGTTAATGGATGAAAAACTATTAACAGCCGTTGGTGATGCCAAAGAGGGTTTGGCGCAAGCTGAGTTGCAAGACAATATTAACCGCTTCAACTTCGAACAAAATCAGCCAATGCAAAACTTAAAAGACTATATGGCGTTGGTTGGTGGCGGCACCGTTGGAAGCAACACTATTGAGCCCGTTTATAAAAACACTGCCGCAAGCGCATTGGGCGGCGCATTAGGTGGCGCGCAACTAGCAAGCGGTGCCGGATTTAACCCAATGTACGGCGCAATCGGCGGCGGCTTGCTTGGAATGTTTTGAGGGGTAAAAAATGGGATTGCTAGATTTTTTTGGCTTTGGAAGCCAGCCGGTAGGCATTTTGCAGGATGACCCAAACTTAGAAAGAAACATGGCGAACCGCACAAGCCAGTTTTCTTATCTGCCCGTCAACATATTGCCGCAAGCTTATAATGATCCGCAAATGCAAGCGGTTATTAAAGGACATGCGCGTATGGGGCCATCACGCGCCGAAGTGTTGGCAAACCCGCAAGCATTTGACACGCCTGACCGGCCCAACATGGCCATCCCACAACGGCGCCCATACATCGATCCAATCATGCGGATTGGCGCAAAGAAAAAAGCGGCCGCAATGGGCATGCCGTTGCCACAATCCAAGCCAGAAATGCAAGGCCCAATGCCCGCCCCAAAACCAATGGGCGCGCCTGACTTTGTTACAATGATGCCAGACCAACGGCCGCAACTTGTAAAGCCGCAACAAACCCAACAGCAAAAACAACAGCAACAATCAATACTTGGCGGTTTGTTAAGCGATGATATGTCTAGCGGCACTGCAAAAGCCAACATGGCGGCCGCGGCCGCATTGTTAAAGGCTGGCGCTCCGCAAGTGGGCAAACCAACATCGTTAGGCAGTGGCATAGGTGATGCCATCAATGCTTATATGGGCACCAAGCGCCAAGCCGAACAAGATGCCATTGCCAAAAAAGATAGCGATCTAAACCGGCAATACAAGACTGCCATTATGGATGATATGGCGCGCAAAGCTAACATGCCAAAAACTCAGTTTTTAGCAGATGGCGCGTTTAGTGCGGTAACAGACCCAACAACCGGCGATGTTACAATTACCAGAAACGAAGACATTCATGCCTACTTGAAAGATCAAGCTTTAATTAAGCGCGCGCCCGGCAAGAACATGACGCCAGCCCAAAAGAAGGTCGATGAAAAATATTCAGCCGAATATATGGAATTTGTTGTTAATGGCGGTGCGGCTGACGTTGAAAAGGGTCTTGAACAGCTAGACGAAGCGGTTGCCATGCTTGCTGAACCCGGCAAACAATCAGGCAGTATTGTTGAGCGCATGCCGCGTTGGGCGCGCACAATGATGGGCGAAGAAGGTGTTGTTATTGAGGATTTGGTTGCCGAAGTAACGCAAAGAAACTTGCGGGCGGTTTTGGGTGGCCAGTTTGCACAAAAAGAAGGCGAGATGCTTATTGCCCGCGCTTATGATCCAAATCTAAGCGAAGAAGAAAACACCCAACGCCTCACACGTTTATCGCGCTCCATCCAACGGGCATATGACCAAAAAATGCGCGCGGCCAGATATTACGAAACAAATGGCACGCTTGATGGGTTTAAAGGCTCCCTCAATATTACGATGGATGACATAGCTGATAGCGCCGGAATGGGTGATTACAAAAAGCCAAAGAAGCCGGCTGGCGGTTATGACTACGACATGCCGGCAGAGGATGGAGGCGCATCATAATGGAAATAAATGTTAAAGGGCATGGCAAAATTGAAGTGCCTGATGGCTTTCGTGATATGTCCGAAGGCGCCCGCCAAAAAATTATTGCAAGCCGTATAGAAAAAGCAAAAAACAAAGACCTTATGAGCGAAGGTGCGGCGGCCGCCCGGTTTGGTTTGGGGCAGGGTGTTGCGCTTGGCTTTGGTGATGAAATAGAAGGTTTTGCGCGTAGCCTAATAAACGACACAAGCTACAAAGATGAACGCGATAAAATCCGTGCAGAAATGGACGCGTATCGTGACGCCAATGCTGGTAAAGCGTTGGGTTACGAGCTTGGTGGCGGTCTGCTAACAGGCGGCGCCGGGTTGGCCCGTGCGGGTGCGGCGGCAACTGGCCGTGCGGCATTAAAACAAGCGGCTAAATATGGTGCGGGCACCGGTGCGGTTGCGGGCGCTGGCGCGGCTGACGAAATTTCTGATGTGCCAGTGAATGCTATTGGCGGTGCGGCCATTGGCGGCACATTAAGTGCGGCATTGCCGGCGGCGGCCAATGTTGTTGGGCGCGGTGCAAAAGCGGTGCGCGGCGCTTTAGATATGACCAGCGATAAAGCGGCACAAAAGCAAGCTGATTTAAAATTGCTTGAGGCGTTTGAAAAAGAAGGCATGAGCCCAACCGATGCGTTGCGCCGTTTGGCACAAGCAAGGCGCGATGGCGTGCAAGATACAATGCTTGCCGATGTTACTGGCGAAGCTGGCCGCAAACTTGGACGCGGCGCCGTTGCAGTTAGTAGCAACGCACGCCGGGCGGCTGATGCTTTGGAAGATCGGCAACTAGCGGCGGCTGAGCGCATTGCTGATGATAGCGCCGGCATTTTGGGCGGGCAAAAAAATGCTTTTGATACGCTAGATGATCTGATCCAAAAGCGTGCAGAAAAAGCGGCGGCAAATTATGACCGTGCGTTTTTTAAAAACGAAAAGCCCGTGTTTATAAGTGATAGGTTTAAAGACTTGCAAGACACCGATGGCTTTCGGCGGGCATTTACACGGGCCCGGCGCATCGCTTCAAACGAAGGCCAAGCTATGCCAACGCTTGAACAATTAAAGAAGGGCACCAAACGGCTAACACTTAAACAAGCCCATTACATAAAGCTTGGCATGGACGCGGCTATAGATAGCGGCAAAAAAAGCGGCAGTTTAAGCAATGTTGAGCAGGGTGGTCTTAAAAAGATGCGTGCCGCATTTAAGGACCGGCTAAATAACATGAGCGATGATTACCGTATTGCCAACGATACTTTTGCCGGCGATGTTGCTTTGCAAGATGCTGTTGAGGAAGGCATGGGCATTTTTAGCAGTAAGGTGAACAGCAACACACTTAAAAAGACGCTTGATGATATGACTGATGGTGAGCGCGATGCGTTTAGAATTGGCGTTGCTAATGCCATAAAAGAGCGCGGCGCAAACCTAACAGATAAAGCCAACACGGCGGCCAAC